CTTTCCCATTTTATTCACCATTAAAATAATCATTCAAATTCTTTATCTCCAATTTGATAGGAGCGTTTCTTCTCTTTCTAGGCTTTTCTAAACCTAGCATTCTACAATCGGTATTATTCAACCGTTTCATAGTGTGATTTTTAAACTCATCATCTTTCAATAACTGTTTAAGTATTCTTGTGTCGGAATTTTTAATTCCTAGTTTTCTAGCCAAATAAGGAATCTTAGAATAAGTTCCTCTTTTTGGCATATTAATTCTGCCAAAGGTTTTACCTTGATGGGCATAGGCCAACATCTCATAAAAATATCTTTGACTCCATCTTCTTTTAACTACACCATCAACAAAGATTAATTTATTAGGATGCATATTTTCTGCGAGCCATGTTAATATTTGTGTATCTGATGGTTTGTTATAGATAAGTAATTTACAAACTAAATCTCTATCAGTCTGTTTAAGATATTCCATTACCAAAGAGTATGTATCTCTCTCAAAGGTAAATGGTTCCCCACTTCTAGGAGCAAGTTCTTTAATTGACTCAGATAAGTATTTCTTAGAACCTGCTCTTTTGATTTGACAAAGAGATTTGATTTCTTTAGGGACACTTTTTTCATTAACAGAAGTCAATACTACTTGACCTTTGTAATTTCTAATAACATATAGAATGTCATCTTTTCTAGGCTTATAGTGAACATCTTCAATAATGATGCCACTATCAATATCAATAGCAAAAATATCCTTGACTTCTATTTCATTTGCATAAAATATCAAAGGTTCTTTTACAAAGGTTAAAGCCTTTGTTGACTTTCCTGTTCCTGTTTTTCCTGTTATTAGTATTGGTCTATTCTTTTTCATATTGGTTAATCCCATTAAATTACCCCTTTCAATTCAAACAATTGCTCCATTCCCTCTAATGTGAGGTGTTGTTTATTTGCAACAATATCAATTGCTTTTCTTACTTCAGACCATTCGTCTCTTAAGTCTGGTAAAGTATCTGGAATAATTTCCGATAACTTATATAAATTTAAGATTCCGCCAATTTTAAGAATTGGTCTAGGTCTTGTTTTGTGTTCTTCTTCTTTGAATGTGCTTTCTATTTCATATTGCAATAACGTTCTTTCTATTGCTAATAGAAAGTCTTTATTACCACGGATGTTTAGTCTTAAACGAACTCTATATCCAATCTTAGACTTATCACATCGACTTAAATGTAGGTCGAACTTTGAACAACTTAGAACAATGCCTATTAACATATCTTTAGAAAACATTCAGTCACCCCGTTTTTCAATAGTTTTGATTATTACAAAATCATAGTTGATGTCCATTTCATATAGTCCCATCTCTAGAACTTTTCTAAGTAAATCCATTTGTTTGTTAGCAATAACTCCTATGACAAAGTGTAGCATAAATTTGTATTGCATATCTTCTTGTTGTAAATCATACGGTAAATCTTCTTCTACTTCATAAGTAAATCCCATAGCCTGTTCATCTAACAATATTACATCATTTACAGTCAAGGCTAATTGCATAGCGATTCTAAAAGCAGTTCCTATCTCTTGACTGATTAAAGTATCAGTATTAAAAATAAATTCAGTAGCCTCTTGATTTTCCTCAAGGAAGACTTCTAAATCATTCATCATTTAATTCCCTCATGTGTTGGATTTGAGAAGGCCAATAACCGTTTGTTGATTGAGAAGGATGCATTTCCCACCAATACAGATGCCCCGCAGTAAGGGATGAATGGTTCTTCCCTTTAGCATTTTCTTCTGCACCGATTACTAAATCCTCTATTGCTCCTTCAATCCAAAGTTTAAGAAAACCTATGAAATCTCTTGATACTGACATATCTGTATATTCTTTAACCATCGCCCTTAAAGATATTTTACCAGATACATTGAACTTAGGTAATGATTTAACTTCGGGAACGATAAATTCTCCTTCTTCATTAAAGTAAGGAACTCTTTCAATGCTCATCTTTCTTGGTCGCCCTTTGGGATTAACCATGTCTTTAAGATGAGCCATTCCATCTTCAATCTTCATAACCATATAAGTATTACCGTCAATCAAAGTTAGTTTTCCTTTCTCAATCATTCTGAACACCTTGCTTTAATACCGACTTAACTACTTCCAAATCAGCCTCTTGCTCTAAAACCCTTAGAGCAAGACTAAATACTTCTACAAGTCTTCGGTTTTCTTTGTTTAGAGTTTGGTCGGACTTTATTTTCACCTTAAGATGCTTCATAATCTTTTTACCTAAATCGGGCTTAACCGCATCAGGAGTATGTTCTAATCTAAGAATCAAAAGACGGTCATGAAGACTATTTAATCTTTCTTTAATGTGCTTCAATTTATGATATTCTCCTTTAATAAACAAACCGATTTGTTTTTCATCCATCGCTGAAATCTTAAAACATCTGCCGTTGCTATCACTAATATATTTGTTACTGTATGTCATGCTAATTCCTCCATTCTTTTTATTGTGTCTATATCGCTTACAAACTTATCCTCTCTAATTCTTTTGCATCGAGGGAATCTGAGAGATAGATTACCCTTTGCATCTTTGCTGACTAAATCAGCCCTAATTTCCAAAACTACTCTAGGAAGGAAATTATACGTTCCATCCTTAAATGACTCAACATTCTTTCTTAGAGTATTTGTTAATGTAATTAATTGAATATCTGTGAAACCACTTCCACACCATCCAACAGAAGTAAAACCACTATCTGATTTTACTGCAATTTCAAATGTAGCAAATACATTTGAGTTCTTTCCATCACCATACTTTGCTGAAATAATAACCACATCTAAATCAATTAGAGGTGGTTTATACTTAGCCCAGTATTTTGACCTTTTGCCAGATTCATAAGGCGCATCTGCATTCTTTACAATAATACCTTCAAAACCTTCATTGATTGCTTTATTGTAAAAAGCCATAACATCAGTTGTTGAACGCTCGGCTTGGTCGGGTAATTTATTCATCTCAATCAATCGTTGAGAATAAGGCAAATTCATTATTGTTACGCCATTATACATCAGACAATCGAAGATGACCCATTTTACAGGACACTTAGAGATTGCATCTGCTTTGTCTTTAGAATGCACCCTTGTTCCTAATTTGGAATGTGGTGCGGGTGAACCACCCTCAAGTATAGGATAGATTTCTCCATCCAAAATAAGCCCATCAACCTCATAGTTTCTAACTACTTCTGCTACATCGGTAAATTGTTCTGTAACAATATTGCCTTTCCTATTGAATATAATTACACTATCTTTATCCTTATGGATTTGATAACGATTACCGTCATACTTAAAATCTACAATCTTATTGTTAGGCCATTGTTTCATAGGTAAAGGTTTAGCCAACATGGGTTTGATGAAACTACCATGGGTTAGATTCATCGGTGGTTCTTCATTCATCTCATAATATGAGATAACATCACTAAGAGTATTGAAGTTACAATGTTTCTTCACTTCTGATATTTTCTTCCCATAGTGCTTTGCTAATACCTTTTGTAGTGTTGCAGTTTTGATGCCATTACGACTAGTTCTTAGCCAATATCGAATAAACCACTTTACTTCAATATCAGACATATTGTATATGTGTTCTTGAATTAGGTCAAACGAATTAGATACAATATTAGAACAATCAAGTTCTAAAAGAGTCTTGAAGGTTTTGATTGTATAAGTGTTTTCTTTGTTAGAAGAATCTACCCAATACATCGCTTCTCCTAAATCCCATAGGAATCATATTCTGTTTGAATTTCAGATTCAAATACATCATAAACCTTAGCCATCCACTTCTTAGCCTTAGCCAAACCAATATTGTTTGATGCTAAGTCTTGAGAAAGAATACTAAACAATGTTTGTTTATCTTCAAAATTCTCCATTTCCCTTGAAAGAAATGTTACCGCTTGAGTTGGAGTCATAAACTCGCTCGCTTCCAGTAGCCTTGCTAATTGTTTCATTGTCATCTATCATCACTTCCTTATTTTTATTTACTTCTTTTACCAATTGTTTGAGTAATTGGCTAACTCTTCCTTCGTGTTTTTCTGAATATTCCCACATAGCATTCGCTAAGTATATCCAATCATTCTTTTTCATAATATCCCTCTAATTTTGCTATATGCTTTTCGATACAACCACAATCATTAGGGTCTTTAGTTTTAATCCAATATCCGCACCATTGGCAGGTTTTCTCATTCTTCTTCATCAGAATCAATCTCCTGTAATAGTCTTAAGAAATTAGTCATCATCATAGAAACAACTTCTGCTTCATGTTGCTTATCTTTTTCAAGAAGCCTATGCATTACATGAATTAAAGTTGCTTGAGTTATTGCAGGTGCTAGTTTTGCTAATGAACCATTTAGTTGTATTTCCCAGTAACAAATAAATGATGCTCTCGCAAAATAGTTTGCATATCGTATCTCTTGGGCATTCATATTAAAACTGTCAAGAAATACCCCATCTAGTTTCTTTCGCTTTTCTTTGCACCATGATGCAAACTTTTTATCGTTGTTTGCAATTAAGTATAGTTTATTACTCATTCTTCTTCATCCCCATAGGCTTGCATTTCAATATCCAAAAGTAAATCATAAACTACTTTCTGTAATTTAGCATATGAATTTTCAATATGTTCAGGAGTTACCCTACAACCTCTTCCACTATTTGCAGGTTTATCCATTCTCCTTTCAACAATCATAGCAAATAAATCAATCAAATTTCCAGAATATTTTCTGAATCCACCATATGACCCATAAGCATATTGCCTATCGGGATTTGCCTTTCTTAAAGCATTTTTTGCTTGCACTTCACTTATTCTAGTTCTCTTCATTAAACTCTCTCCTTAATATATCGTATAGTATCTTTGCTTCTTCGGCATTTAATCGAATGCCTTTCCTTGATGGTTTATCATTATTAAACCATCTAATATCCAGAACATCTACATTCCAGTATGTTCCTCTTTTAATCAAAACTTCATTGTTAGAATCTCTAACAATTCTACCAATTAGATTAAATTCATCTGTCAATTCATCCACCCCTGTTTAAACTTTTCAAGTTCTTTTGCAGAAGTAAAGTATCTTGGCGTGTCTAAATCATCCAAACGATTTACAACCCAACATGCACCACCTAATGACGAAATTTGGACAATTTCAAATTGGCCTTCATTAATCTCCAATACTTCTTTAGTTCCTATTTCTGGAACAAGACCATACTTAAGAGTTAATTCATTAGCAACGGTGTGCATATTTTCAAAAACATATTTGATAATATGCGCTCTTTGAATTGGTATCTTAGGCGCAACATCAATCTTTAATGAGCCTGTCATATTACATACAACACATTTATTTCCTTTACAGATTGGACATTTTACCTGTGCTTTGTGTGGTGCAGGTAAAGTTACAGTAATTGCTCGTTTCATTCATGAACCCCCATAATTGCATTAACTCTTTCCTGTAAGGTATTTGCTAAGTTAGGATGTCCTAATACGTGCAAAAGAGTAATAGCATCAGCACACACATTAATCAATCTGTCTTTCACTTTATTCACCCATTAATACTGCTACATCAGTAGTTAAGAAAAGATTTGCAATTGACATGGCAGCATTAAAACTTCCTAATGTTACAAGAAGAGGGTCAAAGATTCCTGCTTCTCTTAAATCACAAGAAACACCTGTTACCATGTTAATACCCATATCTATATTATCATCAAGAAGCGTACCATATATACCAACATCAATTCCCGCATTTTCTACCAAAGCCTGTAAAGGAGCAGTTAAGGATTTAAACACAATAAAATCTCCTTTCTGTTCAATGTCCAAAGCCTTTCTTGCGTTAAATAATG